GGCGGTCTGAATGGCCTGTCCGAACAGCAGCACCTTCTCGGTGATGGTAGTCTTACCGGCGTCCGGGTGAGAAATAATTGCAAAGGTTCTTCTTTTCGCTACCTCTGCGGCCAAAAGGCTTGTCATAATTGTTGTCTCTTTGATTATGTACAATCATATGTACAAAGAAAAATTCATGCCGCTGATTGTACATTTTGGAGGTATCAGAGCATAGCAGAACATGATCAGTAGGTGTATTTGTAACCAAAAACCATTTGTACACACAACAATCTTAGCCCTATTATTTCTTATTATTAATCGATTAAAAATCATACACCACACAAACACAGCACAAAGATCAACCACATGCATTCGGCAACCCGATTCTCAAAGAAAGAAGATATCGCAAAGTCGACATTGCATTAATAATTAGAGAGCATCTCAATAACCGCCTGGATACAACTTACCATATGGCTTGTCATCTTTAGTTGTTCGTTATACACAAGTGCCCCTAATAACCAATTAACTTCCCCATGGAGATTGTATAAACAGCATACTATGCGTAAAGAAACCGTATTACTCTGACGTTTCACAAGCTCAGGTGTAACAGCTGCAGACCGAGTTGATTACGCAGATAAAATGAGTGAATATTATACGGTATTTTTTGGTGTTTATCGCTTGAAAAGCAATCAATGATTAGCAAGAGTATGGTGATATTTAAGTCGTCATATATTAATTGAGGAGCTATCTTTGAAAACAATTGAACATTTTATGCAAAAACCTAGAATGATGTGCAGTAAATTATATTTTACTGCACAATCCATTATATTAATTATAACCAATTGGTGATTTTGAAAAAATGAAATTTTTAGATGATATAATTACTTCGTTAGCAGGAAACGCTAAAACCAAGATAAACGATCCATTTGTTGGCGCTTTTATTTTTTCATGGCTAATATGTAACTGGAACCATCTATCTCTCCTTTTTTGGGGTGAAGGAAAAACTTCAGAGCGAATAAACTTATTTTATGAGTATATTTCAAGAACGCCAATATTAGGGTGGAATGAGTTATTTGTTTTCCCATTTCTTGCCGCCTCTTTTTACTTATTTATTTTCCCATGGCTTTCTCTTTTTATTAACACAGTACAAAGTTTATCTCAAAAGAAACTACATAAACAGGCTATTGATATAGAATTAGTAAAAATCAAGCAACAACAAGAACTGAATAAAGAGAGATTACGGACTAATCCAAACAAACAATTTCTTGAACAATTGGTTCAGCAAGATATTGATAAACGGAAATTAATACTTGAACATATAAGACAAAGAAGTTTGAGACTGGAAGTCAAGGCTATTGAAGCGAAAAGCAAAGCTGAAGAACAAGAGGCTATAACACAAGCAGCAAAGAACAAAGAATCAATATCAAAGCTTGAGCTAGATAAAAAAAATAAACAAGCAGAGTTGGAAAAAATAAGATTTGAAAACGATAGTGCAAAAGCCAGAGCTGTTCATGCATCCAATAGATTTCCATCTGCATATTATCTCATGCTAAAAATAGATGAAAGTCTCAGAAGTGACAACATACATGTATCACTTAAAACATTAGGTTTAATTGCCTCCTCACTTTTTGGGTATACGGATTTTAATGAACTTCTTGATGACAAAAATTTCAATAATGAAACTTTAAGCAAAGTCAAATATGTCTATTATGATGACAAATTAGCCAAACGTCTTGAACAAATAGTGCTGGAAGAAAACTCTGACAATGAAGATTTTTCTGCAGATTTAATTTTTGATCATCTTGATATGTTATTTGACAACATCCCATTTAAATTAATTTCTGGTGATCATCTTGCGGAGTTATGCAGAGAGGAGTTTGAAAAAAATCCATTTGATGCTTTTGATAGCGATGGTGTCTCAGGTGCCATTGCAGAATCAGACACTATTTTTGAAAATATAGATGATATTACTGTTGAGCAATACTACTTTAATAATGGTTTTTATGCTGAACTTTCTGCAAATGTAAGCGGACAGCATTATAAAGAGGAAGATGTATCTGGTCGAGATATGACCGTTTCAGTCATCATGCAATGTAATGTATTAGTAGGTAAACTTGGGTTAGGGGATATTGAGCAAGGGGAAATTAAAGGTACTTTAAGTGATATAGATTAGCTTTATTTTCACTTATCATTAAAAATAAACAAGCCAACTAGGTTGCACTACAATATCATTTAGCATTATCGGTTCAATTCTTTCCTTAAAACCAGTCTCTCATGCTGGTTTTAAGGTACTTTATCTCCAAATAATCAGGATAAAATCCATTAAAAATCCCAGCTTATACAACCCGCAAGATCAACTTAGACGCTCCCTTGTTACTGTGTGCGCATACAGTAACAAGGGGGTTTTATGTACATTGAGATCTGCATAGCCAAAGAAAAATGCCAAACGGTGCCGTGGATGCGTTAAAGAAAGAATTAACTCGGCGCATCAGTAAGCGTTATGACAATGTGGAGGTGCTCATAAAAGCCACCAGCAATGATGGGCTTTCTGTTACACGCACCGCAGGAGACTCTGAAAGATACCTGGGAGTCTGCTGACGAGTGGTTTGTTCACTAATTAGCACGTAAAATCTGTAACGGCTGGAAATCATTCAATACTCGCACTATCGAAAATTTTACCAGCCAACCGCAGCGCGTTCTTGCATACGACGTGTCTGCGGTTTTATATAATCCCAGCCAGTCCAGTTTCCAGATAATCAGCGTGTCACCTGCCGATAATGTCCTGAGCAGTTTTTTCAGTCCCGGCCTTTCGGACTTTGTACCGCTTATCTTGTCTTCAAAAATCAGCTCGCATCCTGCACAGTTCAGCGCATTACGTTGTAGATCTGTGTTCTGGTCATTTGTTGACACACGTACATAGCCAATAAGCATGGTAGATCTCCCTGACAAAAGCAGGAATGATGCCATTTGCTCGTTATTTCTGCATTTTCATAAACGTTGGTTTGGGAGAAGGCTCTGCATTACCGGTTGGTGTGCCTGTTCCGTGGCCTTCAGCCACTCCGCCAACAGGCTGGCTGAATGCAACGGTGCCGCTTTTTCTGCTGAAGAATACCCGGAACTGGCAAAGGCTTATCCGACAAATAAATTGCCTGATTTACGTGGTGAGTTTATTCGTGGCTGGGATGACGGGCGTGGTATTGATGCTGTACGTGCCTTGCTAAGTCTTCAGAATGGAGGAGTGGAATCACACACCCACCAAGGGCAGCTCTTCAGAGTTAGTGATTATCGTACAAAAGAAATACCAGCATCAGAAGTTATGGGAAGAGGATATATTGCAAGCCTGACGCCGGGTGCTGATAGCCCTCTTGATTTTGATGATTATTCTGTATCTTCTAATCCAAATGGATATTTTGTCGGGAATCAGAGAACAACAGCATATGGGATAAATGAAACCCGTCCACGGAATATTGCATTTAACTATATCGTGAGGGCTGCATAATGAATAACGCAGAATTAAACAGTGAATTAATTGCCACTATGGCAGGAGAAATTACTGTTTATAACTTTGATGTCATGAGTCGGGAATATATTTCAGCTTCAACTGAATATCTTGCTATTGGTGTCGGCATTCCGGCATATTCCTGTTTAGATGCCCCAGGCGCATACAAAGCTGGTTATGCAATCTGCCGATCTGCAGATTTTAACTCATGGGAATATGTGCCAGACCATCGCGGTGAAATCGTCTTTAGCACCGAAACAGGAGAATCAAAAGAAATCACAGTTCCGGGTGATTACCCTGATAATACAACCACTATCGCCCCGTTAACGCCATACGATAAATGGGATGGTGAGAAATGGGTGACGGATACCGAGGCACAGCATAGCGCCGCAGTAGACGCGGCAGAAGCACAACGTCAGTCACTGATTGATACTGCAATGGCTTCCATTAGTCTGATTCAACTGAAATTGCAGGCCGGACGGAAGTTGACGCAGGCAGAAACAACCCGACTTAACGCCGTGCTGGATTACATTGACGCGGTGACGGTAACAGATACCAGCACCGCGCCGGATATCATCTGGCCTGAACTGCCGGAGGCGTAGGCCATTCAATATCTGGCGCACTGGAAGTATCGACCAGCTCCAGTGCGTCCAGATAATCCAGCCACAAATTATATTGCGCCAGTTCCTCACCTTTCAGACGACCAATAGCCGCTTTACCAGGCCATTGCCTGCTGTTCATGTGCTCGTTGGCTTCATTAATAAGTTTTCCTTTTTTCAACTCTGCCAATGCAATAAGGTTTTCTTTTGATAAAGGTGGTTGCTCTGTCAAAACCGGATATCCCTCCTGATTGCTGACTATTTTCATGCCATTATCCTGACCATCCAGTAGTGATAGCCATTCATCCGTGGTTATCTCAACAGCATCTGAAGGTGCTTTATTTAAATCGGTAAAAAAACCATTTTCTTTTTGTGAATAGAAGTATCTGTCCATTTATCAATCTCCAAAAGCAATCCAGTAAGCAAAAGGATTTATTCCTTGCTCAGTCACAGATGACATCAGGGAAAATTGCGATGGTGAAACAGGTAATGCTGCAAAACTAACCATTGTTGACACACCTGACCGTGCATTATCGTACGATGCAACAACACAATAATTGGTATTGCTGAAAGATATCGGCAGGGTGATATTTACAGGTGAGCCTAATGGCCCTGATGCTGATATTCCCATTTGAATGATGGTTCCATCAGGCAATTTTCTCCAGCGATTAGAACTCGGATTTCTTTTCCAGGCTGACATATCCGGTATCTGATTTTCTCCTGTACCCACATCCCTTTTCGCCGCTTCTCCCAAACCAAGGTTTTCGAGAGCTGTTTTCACCGTGCCATCCGATTTGATATCGCCAAACGGATTCTTGCGGCTTAACAGCAGCGCACGAAGCGCGGTAAGCAACTGGTCGTGCCGCGCCTTCTCCAGGCTGGCACCGGATGCCTCCACCACGCTGCAGAGTTCTTCCTGCAACATATCAAAGTAGTCATCATCCAGATCGGTGGCAGGCGTGCCAGTCTGGGGGTTACCACGGGTAAAACCGTTCTTACCCGCGCCGAACTTATCCTTCTGCGCGGTTTTCGTGTCTATAC